CAAGCATTTAAAAAATGAAAGTATCTGACAAAGCAATATCTATGATTAAACATCATGAGGGTGTTAGGCAGAAGCCTTATAGGTGTCCTGCAAATTTGCACACAATCGGTGTTGGTCATGTACTATATCCCGAACAAGCTAGGTTAAAAATGGAAGATAGATTGCTAGTCCCATTACGACCTGAAGATAACAGAACATTCACAATGGAAGAAGTAGATGCAATACTTAAATCAGATTTGGCTAGGTTTGAACGAGGTGTCGAGCAATACTGTCCTGTTGTTCTTACACAAGGTCAGTTTGATGCTCTTGTCAGCTTTGCTTTTAATGTTGGTTTGGGAACATTACAGAGAAGCACACTTCGTCAAAAGGTTAATCGCCAAGATTTTGAAGGTGCTTCATCTGAATTTTTAAAATATATTATGGCAGGTGGCAAAATTCTTAAAGGTTTACAAAACCGCAGAAATGATGAACGAGCCTTATTTAACTCTTAAGAAATATTATTAATACTACAAACAAACTAAGTATTAACAAACCTTTTTCAGTCCAATACCTGCGATTAAGAATTCGTGGATCGTGGATTAAATACGATTGTATTTCTAACATATCAGCATCCTGTTCAATGTATTTAGGCGGTTGGTAATACTTGCCAATGCTTATTTTTCCATTGTTATAGGGTACATTCATTATTTATTCTCCTTGTAGTATTTTTGCATCTGTCTTACAACTCTTTCTAAATTAGTAATGTGCATTAGTAATACATTCATATCTACATTACCTGCACTAGCAATGGTTTCTTTTATTTTTTTTACTTCTGATTGTGCAACTATTGTCATCTCAGATATATCCATTAACCCCCCCTTGTAATTTGATTCCTTTTTGTTTAATGATTCCGTTAGTTCTTTCCAACAAATATTCCTCTGTAATGGAATACCGCTTTTCAAAGCTCTTTCTGCCAAGTCCGTGAATGCCTGTATTTCCACGATGGTGTTCCGTACATAGAGGGATAACAGGGGCATTACTTCTCTTAGAAGTTCTTCTAATGTGATGCAATTCTGCGGGTGTTTCGCCATAACCTAATTCTCTGCAAAGTGAACAACCAAGATTGGCTATTTTGTTAAACAATTTTTTTTGATCTTTTGTCATACTGGTTTTAAGAATGATTGATCTAATACATAGCTAATATGTTCTTTGCCAAATTGATCTACTGTGTGTTTAACCTCTGCATTAGCAAACAAGTTTTCGCAAGTTATAAAGCCAGTTATTAAACCGCCAAAATCATCTAATACTACTTGTATGTATATATCACAAGGATTGTTGCGATGGTATTCATTGACATACATCTTACCTTGAGGATTTCGTGTGGACTTTACATCTACAGTTTTTTTGTTAATTGTTAAGTCTATAGGGTTTTTAAACGGCTTAATTGTAAAGTCAGGCATTACATTAAATTTTTTAGCAACAATAAACTCTGCCATAAATCCATCTATGTCTATTTTTTCCGCATCTCTATCTGATACTTTTTGATCAGTATTGTGGATCATTGCATTGGCTCGCCTTTGTTTGCCCATGTAATGACAAATTTGTATCTCATGCTCAGTAAGCATTATTCTCATTGTGTAGCCTTTCCTTCTGCTCTAGCGGAAGACTCTAATGATCGCCATACTTCTATTTTTGCCTCTGCCCCAACCATGAGCCAACGCAAGCGTTCTGCCTCATATACGGCATCTGCTAATACTTGTAAATGAGCAATGTAGCTTTCATGTGCATACGCATAAGATTCTGATGCAGTAATAGATAAACCTTTACACTCATTCATAAGTAATGCCTTTAAACTTTTACGATACTCAGTAAGATATATCACATTTTTACGAGCCTCTGCGATAGTCTTAGCGTTATCCCTAATAAAGTCTAATGCCTCAAATGGGCTTATCTTTTCTGTCATAGTCCTCTGCTCCTTATTGTTTCTGTTATCTTGTTAATAATTTCAAAGCGTTGTAGCCCTACTGTATGCAGTCCTAATTCATTAGCTTTAGCCATCATTAGCGTGTCATTAGTTCGCCACTCTTGGCTACTGGTTTTCTTTTCTTCTGTTATCCATTCAGCTTTAAAACCGCCCCATCCTCTTTCGCAACAAATAGCTAATACTTCTTCTAATGGCTTACCTGCTCGTTCTGCCTCTCTTGTGATGCCTCTAAGTGCAGTAAGCGTTACCGCCATCTTTTTAGTCTTGCGTAGAGTAAGAAAATCATTCCATACTGATTCACTTACTCCTATAGGTATAGCGACTTTAGGAGCAATCCTATTTGTTTTTATATGGGTAGTGGGTATTGGTTCTTGGTTATTGGTTAGCATTGGGGGTTCAATAGGGGGGCTATCGCTACCCTTTCTCTTTCCCCATCTAGCCTCTGCACCTTTCTTTCCACCATCAGCCATTGCATGATACTTAGCAATTTCTTGATCGCATCGTTTGTGAGTCCATGCTTTATCTTCTAAGACAAAAAACTCCTGCAATATATTATTTGCAAGATCGTGATCCACTATCCTGCATCGCCTAAATACCATGCCCCTAGAATCATCTAAAATAGGGCTCTCAGTATCGTAGTAGTAGTTGACTAGCCTGTGGTATATCGCCTCTTCTTCAAGGCTTAGATGGGCGGTATGTAAAGCCCAATCCTTAATGTTAAATTGATAGTAGTGCATAGACTCCTTTCGTAAAGTCTATGTATGATAGCGGTATGTATTAGATACTGCAAGTTCCGTAATACTCAGATAGCACCTTTATTTTAATTTCAGCTTTGCCACCTTTAACTACTGGTCCACGATTTATAAGTAATACATCTATTTGGGAATCATCCACAAAAGCATTAGCTTGGACTAAAGCATCAAATGTGCTTTTGACTACATTATCAATATCCCTTACCCGTTTATCAGGCGGATAAAGTGTAATACTTATTTCTAACCTTTCAGAACCAAAATTTATTTTGTTGTGGCTCACCTCTTGAGCTACCTCAGTTTTAAACTGTTTTGCCTTGGGAGTGAGAAATCGCCTATGCCCCTTAAAACCCCAATAAGTATTTACGCTAGGTGGATATGGGATTGTAAGTGTTTTCATATAGGATTTGACAGATGTATTATTTCCTGTATCATACATATAGGCAAGCAAAAACGCAAGCCAATTCACGAAAGGAATCAAAAATGAAATATAAGTTAGATATAAAAAGAGATGTAGATGGGCATGAGGGCGATTATCTTTTATGGTTGCCGTTTGGTTATAGATTTTCTGATGATTTAGTTCATGTTAGGGGCTATGACACATTAGCAGAAATACGCAAAGCATCAAAAACAGATGTTATTGAATGTGATTGTGCAGATTGTAAAAAAGGTATTAAAGTATTACAAACGAAAGGAAAACAAAATGTCTAAGTATGATAGTTGGTTAGAATCAGGTGCTCATGCAGACGAAGATGAGCAAGAACAATTAGATGTAAGAGTAGCAGAATTGCTAAAGGGTGAATATTACCCATACTCGGCAGACAATATTCAAGAAGCATTAAGTGAGCATTGTCTAGAAAAATCTATGGATACTATTATTACTGCTTGCGAAAACAATGACAAAGCAACAATAGGATTGTTAGTTAAATCTTCCATATATACATACTGGGAAATCATGGCTAACAATCGGGCATCAAATGAATACAACCAAGGTTTACTTGATTAACACGAAAGGCAAATATGAAAACCTCAGATAGCATTAAAAGTATTGCACCTGCTTTATTACAAGCACAGAAGTCTATTACCTTTGCAGGTAAGAACGCTAGGAATCCGCATTTTAAAAACACCTATGCAGATTTGTCTGCCGTAATAGATGCCTTAAAGCCTGCACTTAATAATGTAGGAATTGTATTTATGCAAACACCTAGCCCTAGTGATGCAGGAACACTAGCTTTGACTACAAGGCTAATTCATGCAGAATCGGGTGAGTTTATGGAAGACACAGGCATCTGCCCTTTACCAAAATCTGATCCGCAGGGCTATGGCTCGGCTATGACTTATATGCGTAGATATTCCCTTGCCAGTATTTGCGGTCTATATCAAGACGATGACGATGGCGAGGGTGCTAGACCTGCACCAATAAATCAGCAAGCATTAGAAAAAGCAATTACAGATATATATGCTTGTAGCGATCTAAGTAAATTAAAAGTATTATGGGAACAAGCAATTGTGTTTTGTGGTGCAGACTACACATCTAAAAAACGAGTTAATGAAGTAGTCCGCAAACGCAAAGAAGAACTTGATTCTGTGGAGGCATGATGGAAGTCATTAAATCAGAGTTTTGGCATATATTACAAAAGCACATTCAGTTAAGGAAAACTAAATGACTACATTTACAACAGAAGATAGGGTAAATTCAGAGCCAATTCCGTTTGCAGGCATTGTTAATTTAGAGCCTGCACCACAAGGAACGCTTGAGTGGAAACTAGAAAAGCTTGGTTATGTATCAGCAGGTAGCGTATCTGACATTTTGGCAACCACCAAGAGTGGCGAATCTAAAATGCGAGATAACTATAAGTGGCGAATAATTACAGAACGCATTACTGGGCAAGTACAAGAAAGCTATGTCAATGATGCAATGATTTGGGGTATTGAAACCGAAGAACAGGCACGAATTGCTTATGAAATTACTTATGGTGTCAAAGTAACGCAAACAGGCTTTCTTAAACATCCGACAATGCAATGGGTTGGTGCTAGTCCTGATGGGTTGGTAGGCGATGCAGGGGGCATAGAAATTAAATGTCCTAATACTACTACTCATTTACAGACATTAAAGGCTAAGAAAGCACCAAGCAAATACATACCTCAGATGCAGATGGGTATGTGGGTTACTGGTCGTGATTGGTGGGATTTTATAAGTTATGACCCAAGACTTCCACAAGCTATGCAGTTTTTTTGTGTTCGTGTTAATCGTGATGAAGAATACATAGACAATATGGAATCACAAATAATTAAATTTTTAATTGAAGTAGAAAAAGAAATCCAAGACCTAACAGGGGGAAAACATGGCAATTAAGTATGATGTAATAGCAAAGAACGGAACATACAAGACCCAAGATGGAGTTGAAAAAACTCGATGGTTAAAAATGGGTGCTTGTTTTGAAACCAGTAATGGGCTATCAGTTAAGATTGACTCAATGCCTATTAATTGGGATGGTTGGATGACTTTGGCACAACCTAAGGAAAAGAGCAATTTTCATGAGGCAGGTGCATCCGACTATGTTGCAAGATCAGCAAAGAGTTATGCTGATAAGACTTTAGATACTATTGAATCAGACACACCTTTCTAAGTAAAATTTGGGGCTAGTAGGCAGGTGCTACATCACCTAATAATCTGTAATCCTTTCGTGGTCTATTAGCCCCATTCCTACCCAAAAACCCTCTCTTAGCCCCTATTTCTAGGGGTTTGTGGCAAAAATACCACACTTTACCCCTCGTAAGTCATTGATTTTTAAGACAAAAATATATTTGTTATGGATATTGCATAAGTATTATATTCAGGTATCATACATATATCGGGGCTACACAATGCCCCTAAACACGAAAGGAAAGCAAAATGATGAACGGCAAATTCGGAGTAGAGTTAGAGTGTTTCAATGTAGAGCGATCAGTAGTAGTTGGTGCTTTAAATATGGCAGGTTTTCGTGCAACAGAATCAATGTATCAAGGTCAAAATTATTCAGTATGGCAAATCAAACAAGATGGCTCAATTCAAGGTCGCAATGCTTTTGAAGTAGTTAGCCCAATTCTGCAAGGTGAAGATGGTATCCAAGCAGTTCGCAAAGTGTGCGAAATCCTGACTGCCCTCGGTGCAGAAGTTAATACATCAACAGGATTCCATGTTCATCATGATGCAAGCAATTGGGGTGTCAAAGAGTTCCGCAACTTAATGAAACGCTTTGTAAAATTTGAATCAGGCATGGATGCTATCCAACCTGCAAGCCGTAGAAATAGCAACAATCGTTATATTGGTAGCTTATATTCAGGCTACTCAAACACAGACATTAACCGCCAAAAGCAATTATTCGGTGCGATTGACGAGTGCCGTTCAGTTCGCCAACTAGCACAGTTATTTGGATCACGCTACTACAAGCTCAATATGCAATGTTTCTTCAGAACTAATACTGTTGAGTTTCGCCATCATAGTGGCACAATAGATGCAGTCAAAGTAGAGAACTACATCCGCTTGACATACGCAATGGTTCAAGATGCCCAAGATCATACCGCAGTCAAAGCATTTTCCGAGCAGTTTACTGCCAAGGAAGCTTTAGATACGATGTTAGCAGGTCTAGTTCGCAGAGCAAGACTTACTCAAGATGTAGCTAAGTTCTACAAAGCCCGATCAGTTCAATTACAAGGAGTTCAATAATGGCGAAGTATATGTACATATTCCAAGGGGGCGGGTATGTAACCGCCTCTACATCGGAAGAATTTGTAACCAATATGCGTAACAGTAGCAGATCATCCGAGGCTAGCTTACAGGACTATATGGTAGCCGTATCAGATAGATGTATGGTAGATAGTCGCAAGTATGTCCGTACTACAAGCTATGACGACTTCCTGCAAGACCTGATTACCTTTGAATATGTAGTACAAATAAATACCAATTAATGTAATACTTATGTTATAATACTTATACACACACGAAAGGAA